AGCACAGATAGATAAAATAAAAGAAGATGCAACGATGGCAGCGACTAGACGAGCCTTTGCAATCATGCTAGCTATGCCAATGATGGTATTGCGAGATCAATTCGGATTTGGAAAGAAACGGTTAAGCATCTTTACAGATAAAGTATTCGATATTTATGAATCTTTTGAAGATGATCGATTGAGTTTGGTAGATATGCACAGAACTATCGAAGAAGAAACTGGGGTAGTTATTAAGGAGGTAGTTGGATGACAAGAATAGTAGAAAATGCAATTTCAACGTTTGGCGAATTATCAGTACGCGAATTAGATACTAAACAATTAAAAATATTGTTGATAGTTGCTTCTGATATGAAAAAATATGCAAAATTAGAAACTAGATTGAGATCAGAGGGAATAGTTAAACGAACAAAGGAGGTCTCAAAATGAGTGAAACATTTACAGTTGACTTAGACACTGGAAAAATCACGTTACCAACCGAACAAGAAGAAGAAAAAGAAGGAAATCAAAAAGGAAATCAAAAAGGAAATCACGCAACATTGGAGGTTAAAGAATGACACATAACATAAATCACTTTGGTAGAACGCTAGATGAGTTAGATGTTGAAACTGAACAAGCTCATTCAAATAACATTACAAAACCGAATCATTACATCGGGATCCATGGCTTAGAGGTGGAGGAAGTAACGCAAAACTTTTTACCTCGATATACAGATGGTTATGTATCTCATAGAATTGGTTCAGCAATCGAATACTTATTGAGAGCACCGTTAAAAAATGGTATTGAAGATATTAAAAAAGCAAAAGAAAACCTTGAGCAGATTATCGAGTATGAAGATTTTAAACCCATCGAAATCGAGGGGAATAAAAAAGAAGCTTTAGAATCAGTTAGAAATGCGCTAGAAGAGAAAATAAAAATGGTGCCTAAAGTTAATTTAATCGAAATAATCAATGCAACAGCAGATGAACATAAGCAACAAAACGATACATTTGGATCGTTTATGAGAGGTTTATCTGAGATTAGTCGTAAAGAAGCAGAAGAAAACCGTAAAATAGCAACACATTATGTAGGTACTAACCCATTAGATTGAGGAGCTGATAACTATGGTTGATAGCATTATCATAACTAAAAAAGATGAAAAGTTTGAGGTAACTATTAAACGAGGTAAACAATGCAGATGGTTCACTATTGACGAAGAGGAAGCTAAAGAATTGATAAACAAACTAACAAAGGAAATAGGAGTGAAGTAATGATAAACAATATTGCACTTACTGGAAGATTAACAAAAGATGCTGATCTAAGATATACACCAGCAGGTAAAGCAGTAGCAACATTCAGTTTAGCGGTTAATAGACAGTTTACAAATGCTAAAGGCGAACATGAAGCAGATTTTCCTAGTGTGGTTATATGGGGAAAGTCAGCAGAAACATTAGCTAACTTTACTAGAAAAGGAACATTGATAGGGATTACCGGACGTTTGCAAACTCGTTCATACGATAACAAAGAAGGGCAACGAGTATATGTAACCGAAGTAGTTGCTGAAAGCTTCACCTTCTTAGAAAAGAAAGCAGATAACGTACAATCTAATGGTTCATCTCATAACCAATCAAGTAACGAGCATAGAGATCCGTTCGATAAAAGCAACGGTCAACCAATTGATATTCAAGATGATGATTTACCATTCTAAGGAGCTGACAAAATGAAGAAGGCAAATAGTAAAATAGGATATGCAATCGGAACAATTTTTGCAACAGCTTTTGCGGCTATGTTATCTATAGCAATACTTGGGTTAATCGGTATTGGAATACTTAGAATATGGATGTATTTTATAGACTTAATGCAAGCGATATTTTAGGCGGTGTGTAAGTGGAATTTAAGCAAATAAAACCAGAGGATATAGCGACAATTATAGGTAAAAATGTTATAATGGTAGTAACGAACGGCACTATTCATTACAAAGAATTACCTAATTTCGGCAAGACGAACATAACACTAACGAACGCTGATGGAAAAGTTATGTACATCGAAGAAGAGACGAAGGTAAAGACTAAATTATAATTAAATAGCTGACTGGATATACCAGAGGCACAATGATTCCTAGAAATAGGGTTATTGTGCCTCTTTTTTTGTACCTAAAAGGAGGACAGGACGTGAAGTACACCTATGACATAGCTAGTGAGTACCGTGAAGATTTAAAGAGGTTAAACAGTGATAAGTTCGCAAGGGATCGTGAGCGAGCATTCTTAAAAGAGATAGAAGACTTGAGCATTGAGCAAATTGAGCGATTGAGTGAGGTTGAAGCAGAGATTAGCTTAGTTAGTGGAATGATATCAAGTACAGAGTATGCCTTATTTTGGATTGAGAGCGGACATGAGCGAAGGTTAGGAGAAAAGCGTCCTATATCAAACCAGAGCAAGAAGAAGCGAACGCAATTGTGGGGGAATATAGAACACAGCCACTACTTATCCTATGAAGCACCTAGAGAGCTATCTAGAGAAGAGTTAGAGCTATTAGATGACATAATGAGAGCTTTGTCTGAAAGAGAGCGAGAAGTCTATTTATCCGTATATGGTAAAAGCAATACACAAGAACAGACAGCAGAGTATTTAGGCATACAAACAGGAACGGTGAAGAAATATTTAGATAGAGCAAGAGCAAAGATCGATAGAGAGTTGAAATACGGTAGTCAAGCTTCATTAATCATATAGACCCGTATAAACAACTAACTAGTGAAGGTAACTTTAATAAGGCAGGTGGTGATTCAATGTGAATTGGGAAGAGATACGAAAGGAATATGAAACAAGCTCTATAACGATGAAAGAATTAGCAGATAAGCATGATGTTAAACCAACTACTCTAAGAAGCAGAAAGACTAGAGAAGAATGGCAACGCAACACAGCAAATAAAGTTGCAACAAAACGTGCAACAAAACGCAAAAAAGTTGCAACACAAAAAGCTGAAAAGATTATCGAAAGTAACAATGAATTAAAAGGATGGGAAATCGAATTTTGTTATGATTATCTAATGACATGGAATGCTACTAAATCATATATGAAAGTAAGAGATGTAACTTATGGAACGGCTAGAGTTGAGAGTTCAAGGCTGTTAGCAAAACCTAGCATTATAAAGGCTATCAAAGACATTAAGAAAGAAACAGATACAGAACTGTTGATTAGTGTTGAAGATATCAAAAGAGAATATTTTAAACAGTCTTTTGCTAACGTTAATGATTACGTTGTATTTGGCAAAAGAGAAGTTCCGTTAATGGGTATGTTTGGTCCAGTTAAAGGTAAAAACGGTAAAACAATTATGCAAGAAGTAAATTACGTTGACTTTAAAGATAGCGTTGAGGTAGATGGCTCATTGATTAAAGAAGTCCGAATGGGTAAAGATGGACCAGTTGTTCAGTTATATGACAAACAGAAAGCTATGCAAGAGTTGCTCAAACTTATGTCTGATAATGATGGAAATAACGGTGGGGTAGTATTTATTGACAATAAAGAAGCAATGGAACAGTACATGAAAGAACATGGTGAAGCCTATGCCGATTAAAGTTAACGATCCTTTTGAAAAACTAAACCCTAAATTCTATTCGGTATGGGTATCAGGTAAAACAGATTTGATTTTAAAAGGTGGCCGTTCGAGTACCAAATCATCGGTTATCAGTCAAAAGCTTGTTGAGAAGAAAATGCGTTATTTAATGGGTAATGCAGTTATCTTGCGTCAAGTTGCAAATACGTTACGTAAATCGGTTTATTCGCAGATTTCATGGGCGTTGCATGATGCAGGTGTTGCAAATCAGTTTATATTCCAATCAAACCCTATGCAGATTATCCACAAGAAGTGGGGAACAGGATTCCATTTTAGTGGAGCTGATGATCCCGAGAAACTGAAATCACTAAAGATTCCAGTTGGTTACGTGCAAGACTTATGGTTTGAGGAAATGAACTCGTTTGATGGAGAGAAAGCGTTAGATACGATTCAAGATACATTCATTCGTGAGACATTGCCGGATAATCGAGAAATGCAGACGTGGTATTCGTGGAACCCAGAACGCAATCCGTATCATTGGAGCAATGAATTTGCTGAGAAACATAAAAATGATGGTAGCTTTATGGTCCATCATTCAACTTATATGGACGATATTCGCGGTTACAATTCAAAACAGATCCTTAAGAAGATTGAGAACTACAAAATAAACGATATTGATTACTGGAAATGGATGTATAAAGGCGAAGTCATCGGTATGGGTGATAACGTCTATAATATGGCAAATTTCCACTCTATTGACGAAATACCAGATGATGACCATTTAATCGGATTATATTTTGCGACCGATACAGGTCACCAAGTATCAGCCACAACAACACTAGCGTTCGGATTGACTAGAAAAAGAAACGTTGCATTGCTCGATACCTACTATTATTCACCTGCAGGCAAATTAGTTAAGAAAGCACCAAGTGAATTGACAGAAGAACTTAATCAGTTTTACGAGAAAGTTCGCAATCGATACAACATTCCGGTTTATCAAAAGACAATTGATTCAGCAGAAGGTGGTATTCGGAATCAATACTTTAAAGATTACAGTGAGCATTTACACGCGGTAGCAAAAGGCAAAAAGGTAGACATGATTGATTATGTTCATGATTTGTTAGCACAAGGCAGATTCTTTTATTTGGATATACCAGCTAACGAGATCTTTATCGAAGAGCATCGGAAATACCAATGGGACCAGAAGACTTTAGCTCCTGGAAGAGAACCAGAAGTAGTCAAGGAAGATGACCATACTTGTGATGGATTTCAGTACTTTGTGAAAGATAACTTGAGAGACTTAGGACTTAAATATTAAGGCGGTGATTGAATGTTTGACAAAACTATGGCAACCGTAAAGGGGTGGTTAACTAAAATGGGGATATTAAAGCAGCTAAAGACAATTAAAGAACATAAGGATGTAAATGTAGATGATGAAGCTTATGCGCGAATAGCAAAGAATAAAGCTATCTATTCCGGCTATTTAGGTGAGTGGCATGATATTGAATACAGAACATCTGCAGGCGCTGATAAAAAACGTAAGATGTTCTCGATGGGAATGGGTAAGAAGATAGCAGAAGAAATGGCGACATTGATATTCAATGAGAAAGCAACGATCACGATTGACAACGAAGCGGCTCAAGAGTTCATTGACGATACGTTAAAGAGTAATGGATTCCATAAGAACTTCTCGCGCTATCTTGAATATGCTTATGCAACTGGTGGAATGGCCGTTAAAGTATTTGCTTATGACGGACAGGTAAAACTAGCCTATGCAGTCGCAGATGCCTTTTATCCGCTGTCTAGCGATTCAGAGAATATTGACGAAGCTTTGTTCATTAGTGAAGAAACGAAAGGCGATAAGTATTATACGTTATTGGAATGGAACGAATGGGAAGGCAATCAATATGCTGTCACAAATGAATTGTATCAATCAACTGTTGAAGGTGAGTTAGGTACTAAAGTAGGGTTAGCAACTCTTTATCCAGACTTAGAAGAAAAGGTTTATATCAATGAGCTAAGACGTTCGTTGTTCGTTTATTTCAAGCCTAACATCGCTAACAATAAAGATATGACAAGTCCATTAGGAATTAGTTTATTCGAGAATTGCTACGATGATTTGTATTTGCTCGATTATATGTACGACTTTTTTTTCCATGAGTTTAAGCTAGGTAAACGTCGGATTGCGGTAGATAGAAGCATGGTCAAGCCTTATCCAGACCCGGTGACTAATGAAATGCACATGGTGTTAGATCCAGAAGAAACGGTTTATGATGCTTTCTCACTTCAAGATGGCAAAGGCATAACAGATATGTCGGTAGGTATTCGTTCAACGGACATAATCAACTCAATCAACGCTATTTTAGACGTTCTAAGCATGAAGGTAGGATTTAACCCAGGATCGTTTAGATTTGACGGTACAGGGATAAAAACAGCAACAGAAGTAGTGTCACAAAACTCCAAGACCTATCAAACTAAGAATAAACATGAGGTATTGATTGAAGAAGGTATTAAAGAATTAATCACATCTATTATTGATGTTGCAAAACTTTACAATTTATATACTGGTGAGAGTGATTTCGAGGTAGGAATTAATTTCGATGATTCGATTGCTCAAGATCGCCAAGAAAACTTTAACTATTACTCAGCAGGTGTAGGAGCCGGATTAATCCCTAAAATAATTGCTATCCAAAAGGCATATGATGTACCAGAAGAAAAAGCTCGAGAGTGGTTAGAAATGATTGCAACCGAGCAAACTAACACTGTATCTGATGAAGCATCGGACTTGTTTGGAACTGGTGCAATGAACGTAGGAGAGTGATTTAATGGCCGTTCAAAGCAATATTTTTATTGAACAACTCTATCAGCAAATTGAATTAGAAATGCTTCAAAATATCGGCAAAGTAATCGGAAATGGCGAAGGCGTAGACAAAGGCGGTGTCACTCAATGGAGAGTGGCCAAGCTATCTCAGTTAGGTGTGCTGAGAAACGATCAACTCAAAGTATTGGCTAAATATAGCGGTATGAGCGTAAAAGAGATAACAAAATACATTAACGAGTTAGGTGCTGCAGAAATTGAAGCATTTGAAGGACGTAATAAAGCATTGGTAAAAGCGGGTATCGGTTATGTACCACCTAGTAATAATGTTTATGATCGATTGTTAGCATTAGAAAAGCAATCTAAAGACGTTATGAACATGGTCAATACAAATATGCTGACGTTTAGCAACCAAGCATGCATTGATATCTTAACAAAAGCGAGTACAGATGTTTTAACCGGAAACTCAACACTTAACCAATCCTTGATTAAAGTTGCGGGAGAATGGGCAGAAAGTGGCATTCCGGCCATTGTCGATAAAGCAGGTAAAAAGTGGAGTAGTGAAGCCTATATCAGCATGGTATTACGATCAACTCAAAAGAACGTGGCTGTATCTATGCAAGAAGGCCGGATGGATGATTACGATATTGATTTGATTGAGATATCAAGCCATGCAGGTAGTAGACCAAGCCATGTTGATTATCAAGGGAATATCTATTCAAGGAGTGGGAAATCAAAGAAATATCCGGCCCTTTCGTCTACAAATTATGGTGAGATTGACGGAATCGTTACAGGAATAAATTGTTCACACCAAGAATATGCCTACGTTGAAGGAGTATCGACTAAGCGTAATGAACAGTTAGATAAAGAAGAATCAGAAGAGAAGTATATCGAATCTCAGCGACAAAGACATCTCGAGAGAAATATCCGTAAAGCGAAGAAAGAAAGAGCTATGTTGGATGCAATGGAAGTCAAAAAAGAAGAGTTGCTAAAAGCAGATGAAAAGATTGAGAAGAGAAAACGAGAAATGACTAAGTTTATCAAAGGATCTGGTCGGACAAGACGTAAACAAAGAGAGAATATTGTTTCTTGATTTTGACCCTAACAAGCGACCAATAGGTGAAAGGAGAAATGCGTATGCTTCATTTACACCAAGCGAGTTATCCAAGTTGTAAGAAAGGAAGTGATCCATTTCTCTAAGCTAGTTAGTGACTAGCCATTGTAAATTACGAGAGGGTGAATAAATGATTAACCATAACATGACTAAATATCGTGAAAACGGATCGTTATATATCGAATCATGGTTACAAATTGATTTATTTAGACGTTGTTACTGCTTTTCACGTAAGAAGTACTTAATCGACAAACGAGGAAATGCGATTGCTTGTTAATTATCAAGACTAAACCGTGCTAAAGTCTCTAAACTTCGCAAGAGAACGTCAAACAAGACGATAAAAAGGAGATTGATTATGACTAAATTATTTAAAATGCCTATGAGATTACAATTCTTTGCTGAGGATTTAGGTGGAGGCGGTGCTGGTACCGATAACTTGCAAGACCCACCAGCTGACCCAAAAACATTCACGCAAGAAGAAATGGATCAAGTAGTTGCAGATAGAGTTGGAAGAGAAGCTAAGAAAGCAACAAAAGCTCAAAGTGCTTTGCAAACACAATTAGATGAAGCTACAGCTAAGTTGAATAGTGCAGGTAAAACAGATGAAGAGCAAGAAAACGCTGAATTAGAAGCTCTAAAAGGGAACTTGTCTGCTAAAGAAGGAGAACTAGCGAACACAAAAGCTGAACTTGAAGCTCTAAAACAAGGTGCAGATGTTGAACAAATTAATAAAGTTATCAAATTAGCTAAACTTTCTGATGAAGACGACATAGAAGATGCAATTAAAACAGTATTAGAAGAATATCCAATGTTTAAAAAAGGTAAAGAAAAGGATAATAATCCTAACTTTTCTAAAAATGGAAATCCTTCTAAAAATAGTGGAGAAATTACGAAAGAAAGTTTTGTCAAAATGGGGTATAAAGAACGATTTGAACTAAAAAAATCCAATCCAAAATTATACGACCAACTAAAATAACAGGAGATGAATAATAAATGGAAAAGAACGCAAAACAATTATTAGCACCAATGAAAATGAATATTCAAATGTTTGCAACTACGGTAGTGGCTGACATGGTAGATCCAGAAGTTTTAGGAGACATGATCACTGCTGATTTACCTAATGCAATCAAATTCGGTGGTATCGCACCAATTGATACAACTTTGCAAGGACAACCTGGTAGTACGATTACATTACCTAAATACGCTTATATCGGTGATGCAACAGAAGTAGCAGAAGGCGCAGCAATTGATTACACAAAATTAACATCTTCTACTTCTAGCCATAAGATTAAAAAGATTGCTAAAGGGGTAGAAATTACCGATGAAGCTGTTTTAAGTGGATACGGTGACCCAATTGGTGAAGCTAAGACACAAGTCACTACTTCTATTGCTAGTGGGATTGATAACGATACGTTGGTTCAAGTTAAAACAGCTACTTTGGCAACGACTAATGACGCTTTTGACGCTACTTTGATTGATTCAATCGAAGATACGTTCAATACAGAAGAACAAGAAACTGGCGTATTGTTCATGAACCCTAAAGATGTTGTTAAATTGCGTAAAGGGATTGCTGAGGGTTGGACTCGCGCTACTGACTTAGGAGACCAATTATTGGTTACCGGTGTTTTTGGAGACGCGTTAGGATGGCAAGTTGTTCGTACTCGTAAAGTCATTCAAGGAGAAGTTTATGCGGTTAAAACTGGTGCTTTGAAAACATACTTAAAACGTGGCGTTAATCCAGAAACCGGACGTGATATGGACCGTAAATTGACTAAGTTCAACGCTGACCAACATTACGTTGTTGCTCTTGTGAATGACAGCAAAGTTTTGAAAGTGGTTGTTACAGAAGTTCCAGCTGTATAGGAGGAAATTAAATGGCTAAGCATAAAGTAGTTTCAACGTTTCGCGACTTACAAGACAAAGCAAAAACTTTCCCTTTAGGACGTGTTTATGAAGCTGGTGACGAGTTCCCAGCAACTAAGCGTAAAGTTCCAGAAGAACGTATTATTGAAATTAAACAAAAAGGATTTATCGTAGAAGTTATAAATGAATCTAAAGAAGATATTGAAATTGTAAAAGAAGTAGAACAATCAAAAGAATAGAGGTGTCTTATGTACGCGGACGCAAATTATTATAAAGAAACATATGGTGGCGTCGCGATTAGCGATGCCACTTTTCTGTTAAAACTAATTAAACGTGCTGAGCGTGATATTAATATCCGTACGAGCTATCGCATAACTGATTTTAGTAAGTTAACAACGTTTCAACAAGAACGCGTTAAAGAGGCTGTATGTGCTCAAATAGAATTCTTAGCTGAAAACGGCGAGCTGTCTTCTACTGTTTCAGATGGTGGCGGTTCTGTCAGCATTGGATCGTATTCAGAAAACAACGGATCAACGGATAGTAAAAAGGTGCTGATTGCTGATAACGTAGACGGCTTTTTGTGGCCTACTGGCTTACTTTATGGAGGAGTTGGTGTTATTGGTTAATCCAATCAAAAGAAGGCTACTTATTCATTCAATCGAGTATAAAGAGAAGCAAGAAGATGATGGCTGGAGTGGAGAATACAAAGAACCTCAGACTATCAACCAAGTTAGAGTTGAACCAAAAACAAAACTCGTTCGTTCTGGTACAGGTGAAAGCGTAGAGAGCACGACAACGATTTTTTGGGACGTTGTATTTAGCACACCAATAACATTCGTTAAAGGTTCTAGAATAACGTTTAACAATAATGAGATGGAGTTAAGGCAAGTTGACGAATTTTACGATGGCGAGAAGCTTCATCATTTGGAATTGAGGTTGATATGATAAATGTATCTGTTCAAGTTGATTTAAAAGGCGTTGAGAAAAAAATTGAAGAAAAAATAGAGCGCGCTCAAGCAGTATTGGATGAACAAATTATAAAAGATTCAAATTACTATGCGCCACAAGATGAATCAATACTGATTAATAGTTCGTTAACCGCTTCTAAGATAGGTGAGGGTGTTCTTATTTGGGACACTCCTTATGCTAGAAGACTATATTGGAATCCTAAATATAATTTTAGTACTGATATGAATGAAAACGCTGGTGGAAAATGGTTTGAGGTAGCGAAAAGTAAACATTTAAGTGATTGGTTAAAAATAACTCAATCGGAGGTGAATAAGTAGTGTTTGAATTTTATATGGCGTTAAAAACTCATTTGGAATCGAATATGAGCTTATTTTCTACGGTAGCACTTAACGGATTAACTGCAGCTTCGACAAGCATATCCATTGGATCTATGCCTGGTTCATTAGGTACAAGATACTATGACGGCTCAAGGATAAGAGTGGTTCAATTTCAAGTATTGGTTAAAAATCCAAATCCAGAACTAGCAATGAACGTTTCAGAAAATATAAACGATTATTTAGAAGGAGCAACATTTGATGTTAAAGGATATAAGTTAAACAGTTGTGAAGTTTACGTCGATCCAAGTTGGTTAGAAAAGACAAGTAGCAGCGAACATATCTATACAGCAGCCTATAAGGCAGAAATTATAAAGGAGTGATTTATTAGATGAATTCAGAAGATGCAGCATTTTTAATCCAAGCAGGATTTAAATTTGAGTTTAACAAAGTTCAAAATGCAACAACAGACGCTTTAGACTGGTTACTTATCGCGGGTGGTATTTCAGATGTATCACCAGAACCAAATGAAGAAATCGATCAAACAGCTTATTACGATGGTGGCGGACAAGCTTCAACAGATGTAATCGGCAAACAAGAAGTTTACTCATTTGAAGGTCATCGTTTATATGGCGATTCGGCACAAGATTATTTCTATAATGTATTGAATCATCAAGTAGGCAACGCGCGTAAAGGTACATTTAGAGTGACTTATCCAGATGGTGCCAAACTGGTAGGAAATGCAACAGTTGCCAATATTTCTTCACCAGGTGGAGCCGCTAATTCAAAAGGCGAAATTTCATTCGAAATTCATTTTAATGGTATTAATACATTTACTGAAGCAATACCAGCAGTTTAATAAACAGAGGGTGGCAATGTCTACCCTCTATTTTTATGCAAACTATTAACAATTAGGAGGAAAATATAATGGTAAAAATTAGTGTGAAAAAAGCAGTCGAAGAAATCGAAATCGGTGAGTATATTTATTTATTCAAATTATCAGATGCTCATTTGAATAGAGTTTCTAGCGAATCTAAAGAAATGCAAAAAAAATTAGAAAAAGCAAAGAGTACGGAAAAGAACGTTGAAATTGCTAAGAACACTTTAGATGTATTTTTAGATCAAAAAGGTGCAGGTCATGAAATTTATGAAACTTGTGGAAAATCATCTTATGTATTAGCAAACGTTATGAAAGAACTTGCTGACTTTATAAATGCTAAAAAGGATGAGCTTAAACAAATTAAGGCTGCAGAATATACAGAAGAATAGGTCGTGGGTTCATGTTTAAACTAACTCAGGCAAAAGAAAGGTATGTCGTTGAACATAAAGGGGTAGAAATAGAATTAAATCTTTACTACAACGATGTATTGAAATGTTTCGAATTAATAGAGGATGACACTTTCGAGGAAATCGAAAAGATAGTCATCCTTTTTCGTATTCTTGTACGAGAATACGAAAAGTATGATTCGTTTGATATTTATGATCGTTCAAGTGTAGTAAATAAAGCGTTTGACATCATAAAAGATGATAAAAAAGGCAATAAAAGCGATGAACCAGAGGTTGAACCTTATAACTTCACTCATGATGCAGAACGAATATACGCCTCTTATTTAGCTGAATACGATATTGATTTATTGGAGCAACAAAAGAAAATGAGCTGGCTTAAGTTCATTGCACTATTCAACTCTTTAAGTGAAGAGTCTCCAATCATGAAGGCTGTTTCGTATCGGTTGATGGATATTCCGAAAGCTAAAGAAGCTAGTAGGGAAGAACGCGAAAGAATTAAAAAACTAAAAAAAATATACGAACTTCCAAGTCACAAAGTTGCACGAGAGAAAAAACTCTTAGAAACAATGAAAAAACAGCGCGGAAAAGGAGTGAGGTGAGGAGTAATTGTCTGATGGAAGAGTTGTAATTGACGCAGAACTTAATGATCGAAATATTGATAAAGGTGTCGATGATTTAAATAAGAAACTGAAAAGAGTCACAAAAACCGGAGCCGAAATGACTGATGGTTTTAAAGATATGACAAAATTGGCAGTCAAAGCTACATTAACTGCTGGTTCAGCTTTTGCGGTTTTCGGAATAAAAGCAGCTGCCGACATAGCTGCTATAAACGCCCAATTTGAACAAGTCTTCGGTGATTTAGGTGATGTAGCAGAAGAAACCGTTAATAAGATGTCAGATGAATTTGGTATACTTCCGAATCGCTTAAAGCCAATGTTCTCACAAACGACATCTAAATTTTTGGGGCTAGGCTTAGATATTGAAGATGCTATGAAACAAGCAACGACCGCAACTACTTTAGCAGCAGATGGAGCAGCTTTTTACGATAAGTCTTTAGATGAAGTTACTGGCGGTTTAAATTCATTTATTAATGGATCTTATGAAGGTGGAGAAGCAATCGGTTTGTTTGCTAACGAAACTCAATTAGCAGAATGGGCTTCTAAAAATTTAGGTGAAGAGTGGGACACTTTAGACGAAGCCGGAAAACAAGTTATAAGGCTTAAATATGCTGAGGCAATGTACGAGATGTCAGGAGCTACTGGTCAAGCTGCAAGAGAATCTATGACGTTAGAAAATCAATTAGGAAACTTGTTTAGCGCGTTTAGTAACTTTGCAGCTGCTGTCATGGAACCCGTTATGGCAACACTTATAGGAGCCTTAGCTGGTACTGCTGATGCTTTTAATGGAGTGGCGGAAGCTATACGTGCAGTGAACGAATGGTTTGCAGAACACGAATCCGTAATGCAGGCAACAGTAGTAATGATTAGTAGTTTAGTTACATCTTTAATTGTTTATAATACATGGCTATTCTTAACGACTATGCATACCGTTACAGTAGCAGGAGCGACAGTTCAGATGTCTGGAGCAATGCTTATTGCAACTAATGCAGCTGGATTACTTTCTACTGTCTTAGCTTTCCTAACACATCCTATTACGTTAACTATCATGGCTATTGGTTTACTAGTAGCGGCTTTTATTCTTATATCTGGGAACTCAGATTATTTAAAGCAAAAATTAGTTGAGCTAGGTTTTAACATGGGTACGGTTAACAAAGTAATTGATTTTTTTAAACAAACACTCGATACATTAATTCCAATACTAAAAGATTTAGCAGTAAAAGCAGCTGAATTAGGAATTAAATTAGTTGCTGCCTTTATTGATTATTTACCTACAATAATTGGATATCTTAACACTTTTGGTCAAGTAGCAAAAGTAGCGTTTGATTTTGTTTTAGCTGCAATGCAACCTATGATTGATAAATTTGTTGGAATGGGTACTGCGATAAAAGAAGCCTTTTCGACAGGCAATTTTGACGCTTTGAAAGAAGTGGCCGCAACTTTAATTCCAATTATTATCGGCTTGTTTTTAGGCGGTATTCCAAAATTAATATTTATGGGATACAACATTTTAAATGCGGTTGCTTTAGGAATGGGTACGAGCGTTCCTGAATTGCTGATTGTAATCATAAATGTAATAACGTCGATTATTACTCAGTTTGTTGCATATCTGCCTATGATTATACAAGTCGGAATGAATATCCTACTTGCTATTGTTAATGGTTTGATTGCAGCTTTACCTTCTATTTTAGGCGCAATTTTCTTAGTCTTAACGTCTTTAATTCAAGCAGTAGTAACTTATCTGCCTATGGTACTTCAAGCAGGGGTAAGTATTTTATTAGCGATTATAAATGGGATAGTTTTAATGCTTCCTTTGCTGATTCAATTAGCTGTTTCTTTGATTACTTCAATAGCTACAACTTTAATTTCTATGCTACCTGTCATTATTTCAGCAGGGCTAGATATTTTATTCGCAATTATTGACGGAATCATGCAAGTTTTACCTCAATTGATTGCAGCAGCTATTTTATTGATCGTTTCAATAAGCAATGCCTTGTTGAATTCTTTACCGGTTATCATATCAGCCGGAATGGATATATTGCTTGCTTTGATTGACGGTGTTGTTAGATTATTGCCTCAATTAATTGCAATGGCAATTATGCTAATTATTCAATTATCTAATGCTCTGATTGATATGTTGCCTCAGATTATAAATGCTGGTATAAAAATTCTTTTAGCTTTAATTGACGGATTGATAAAAACAATACCCGTTTTAGTAAGTGCTATACCTCAAATTATCGATTCGATTATCGACACGTTTGGTGATGTCGATTGGGCCAGTATTGGTTCACAAATAATTGCTGGTATTGGATCAGGGATATCATCTGCTGCAGGTAGTCTTTGGACGGCGGCAAAAAAAGTTTTAGGTGGATTTAAAGATAACGTATTAAGCTTCTTCGGAATACATTCTCCATCTCGTGTATTTAGGGATGAAATTGGTAAAATGTTGCCTCAAGGAATGGCTATTGGTATGGAAGCCGATATGAGTGATGTTGAAGATGCAGGTATGAAAATGGCTAAATTATCAATTCCAGATGTAAGCAAAATTACTATGCCAAGTGTTGTTCAAAAAGCTCAAGCATATGCTCCCATGTACAATCCTAAACAAAAAAATGATAGAAATTCAGCAGTTACAAACGATAACGGAGTGGTCATTAATATTGAAAAAATAGAGAATAATTCAGACAGCGATATTCCTAAAATTTTGGAAGAAGCTGCATGGATATTATCAAGAGATAAAAGGAGGTTGGGCTATGAGTGATGCGTATTTTGAGTATAACGGTAAAAAATCAATAGACTTTGGTTTGCGTATTCAAAATGCGCTTTCCATAGTTATTCCCGAACAAGATATTGAGTTGATGGAAGTTCCGGGGAAAGATGGTGATTTAGCTTTCGATAAAAAAAGGTTGAAAGGCGTGATAAAATCATTTCCTTGTACATTAGATGTACCAACTGGAATGACGGTTGATTTAGTTGCTAAACAGATTTCTGAGTGGCTAAGGACTGATGTCGGGTGGAACAAGTTAGTATTTTCTGGGTATGAGGGTTATGAATATGAAGCCTTGTGTTACGAAACTTTTGACATTGAAGAGACGCTGAGAACAAGAGGTAGAACCGTTATTAATTTTAGGTTGAAACCTTATAAATTTAAAATTGGAAGTAACAATTTAATTGTTTTAACAAACGGTCAAATATTAACCAATCCAGAAAAACGCAACGCTAAGCCTTTGATTAAAGTTACAGGGACAGGAAATATCACGTTAAAAAATAATGGCACTGATTGGCTTATCTTAACGTCTGTAGATGGTTATATTACTATTGATTCAGCACAAATGAGTATTCATAAAGATGGATTGCAACAGTTCCAGAAGATGAATGCTAATCTTAAGCCGTTGTTTCCAGTTCTTACTCCAGGTAACAATATTATCACCTGGACAGGAACGGTTACTAAAGTAGAAATTACACCTAGATGGGAGGCGGTTGTTTAGTGGCTATTTTATATAAAGCAAATGAGACGGATTTTAATCATTTAGGCTTAGGACCATTAGATGATGCCGTCTCTATTTTGGTTACAGAAGAACGCAATGGAATGTTTGAGTTAGAAATGAGCTACCCGATTGAGGGAACAAGAATCAATGAAATAAAGTTAGATCGATTGATTAAAGCTGATGCTGGCCATAACTTAAAAGGTCAGCGTTTTAAGATTATTCGAATCACTAAACCAATTGACGGAATAGTGACAATCAATGCAGAACATGTTTCTTATTTAACACAGGATTTGTCTTTAAAACCAACGGTTAATTATAGCGGAACTGCTAGTCAAGCTTTAAACACTTGGAATAATAATCTTGTAGACGACAGTCCATTTATTGTGACAAGTGACATAGCTACAACTGGTAGTGGCTCGTGGTCCATAAAAGACGTTAATAATGCTCGTGAAGCTCTAGGTGGTGTATCGGGTTCGATTTTAGAAACGTATGGTGGTGAGTATAGGTTTGACAACTACAGTATACGTCTAATGGCACAGCGTGGTGTTAATTCAGGTGCGTTAATTGCTTACGGAAGGAACCTTGTGGATCTAACACAAGAAGAGTCCATTGCAGACACTTTTACATCCGTTTATCCATATGCTAGCAACAAAGAACAGTTACTGACATTACCCGAATATTTCGTTGATAGTGAATATGTTGGAAATTATGCACGTCGTAAAATACTCCCAGTCGATTTTTCAGAGGATGAAATAAAAGATGTAGCTACATTAAGAAGTCGCACCAATTCTTATATCAAGTCAAATGGAATCGGGATCCCTAAAGTTAATATGCAAATTAAGTATATTGATTTAGCTAAAA